AAGATGGTTTTTTCAGATATGCTATCTCTAGATGGCGAAGAGTAAGATCAACAAAAAGCATATACTCGCAAGACTCACGCTTGTCCCAGCAAAGGATAAGCGTTTGTTTTATATGCGAGAAATGAAGCTTTTGAATGACTTGTGTGAAAGATATTCTCTTGAGTTTATGAATATCGCTTCTTTTGATAAGAAGTTTGACTCTTTAGCTTACTTGGTCAGCGACAAGCTGCAAGAGACTATGGATAAAAAGTTCCGTGCATTCAATTTTAAGGTTGACTTATCTAAGTATTCCAATTATGATATAGGAGAGAAGGTTGGCGAGGATGCCAAAGTAAACAGGAAAATAAAATCATTAAAAAATTTTTTAGATGGCAAAAACTAAACAAGAAAAAGATAGGGAAGTAATAAAGTCAAGCGCAGTTCTAGGTTCGTTCTTAAAACAAAATTCAGACGATCATTATAACTTCGAAGAAGAAATTGACTATAAAGTTTCAAGCGGCTCTTTACAGCTGGATTTGAGACTAGGTGGTGGCTTGTGTCCAGGATTGCATAGATTTTGCGGCATGAATGAAGGAGGCAAAACGAGTGCGGCTCTATCATTTATGAAACAGTTCTTAGAGACTGTGCCTAACTCTAAAGGCTTTTATATCAAAGCTGAAGGTCGCCTCTCAAAAGAGATGCGTGAAAGATCTGGCATTAATTTTGTTTTTAAATCTGAAGAATGGGAAGCTGGCACATGTTTCGTATTCGAAAGTAACATTTACGAAACTGTAGTGCAGGTAATGCGAGAGCTTGTAACTAAAAACGAAGAGGATAATCGTTACTATTTCTTGCTTGATTCTGTCGATGGATTAATCACAAAAGGGGATCTTGATAAAGACTTCGAAGATTCTAACAAAGTAGCTGGCGGTGCTGTTATCGCGGCAAACTTTATGAAGCGTCTATCTATCGCTCTAGCAAAAAGAGGACATATGGCAGTATTCATTAGTCAAGTCAGAGCAGACATTAAACTCGACCCATACTCAAAAGCTCCTGTTCGCCAAACTACCGCAACTGGTGGCAACGCGCTTCTTCACTTTGCAAACTGGATTCTTGAATTTGAGCCTCGATACAAGGGGGATTTGATTCTTAAAAATCCATCTGATAAACAAATTGATGCGGTCAATAATCCCATTATCGGTCACTTTGCTAAGGTCACTGTCAAAAAATCGCCAAATGAAAAAACCAATCTTACCATCGCCTATCCGATTAAATACGGTCGCACAAATGGTAACTCTATATGGATTGAAAAAGAAATTGTTGATCTTCTTCTCTTGTGGGAGTTCGTCACGAAAGGTGGTTCTTGGTATACAGCGACAGAAGAATTTGAGGAACTGCTTGCAGAAAACTCTCTTTCGGCTTTCGGTAAGGTTCAAGGGCTTGATTCAGTATTTAGCAAAATTGAGCAAGATCAAGCACTAAGTAAATTCTTGATCAGTTACTTCAAAAAGGCAATCTGCGATGAAGTTTAAAACCATCAGTGGTGCTTCCGCAGAACTTAAAAACGCCAAAAGATATTTGATCAAATGGAGAGGCAAGAGCCGTAGCAAGTTTCAACTTTCAGTAAAGCATTTTCTTTTCCCTTATTGGAAAAACGATATTGTATTTGAAGAGTTTAAGCTTGTCGGCACTCGCCTTTCTTTTGATTTTTACAACGCCAATAAAAAAGTTGCTGTTGAAGTTCAAGGCGGTCAGCATACAAAATATGTTGAGTTTTTCCACGGCAATCGGTTTAAATACCTTCAGCAATTAAAAAGAGATGAAAAGAAATTAAAATTCTGCGAAGCTAACGGAATCATCCTTGTCGAAATTTATCCGAAGGATGAAATCAATGAAGAACTCTTTTCTTCATTTGGCGTAATTTTGTGATTGACAAACTCCAAAGATATATTATTCTCCACTCAGATGATCTACAACCTAGAATTAGAAAAACAACTGTTGGCAGCTTTAATCAAAGAGCCAGAAAGTTATTGTGAAATTTCAAACTTTATTAGCCACAAGGACTTTTATAGTGAAGACTCTGGGCTTCACAGCTCCATCTTTACTGTGATTAAACAGGCGATTGATTCTGGCGATCAAATTGACGAAGTTATTGTCGCACAACGAGTATCTTCTCTTGGCTTATCATTTGAGGATCGTTTGAATCCTGCTGATTATATTCGCTCTCTTGCCATGCGCAAAGTCCCACATGGCAATCTAATCAAAACTGCTAAGGAACTCAAAAAATTTACTATTCGCAGAGAGCTTTATGAATCTGCACAAGATATCGCTCGAAAGATGAAGTCTATTGCTCCAGAGTCGAGCTACAGTCAAATCATTGGAGCGGCAGACGACTCGTATAATTCACGCATCAATCTTTATGAGATTGGTAACGATACGCCTGAAAACATCTATGATGAGATGGAAGCGTTGATTGAGGAGCGCGGCAACAATCCTATTACCGAATTTGGTATGATGGGTCCTCATGAAAAAATCAATGAGATATACGGATCTCTGCTTAGACCAGGAAATATAACTGTTATTGTTGCTAGATCTGGAGTGGGTAAGACTCAGTGGTGCATGGACTACTCCACAAAAGTATCTATGAAATATAATGTTCCAGTTCTTCATTTTGATAACGGTGAGATGAGCAAAGAAGAGCTTATTATGCGTCAATGCGCGGCTATTTCTGGTGTTCCAATGCATCTTCTCGAAACAGGAAACTGGAGAAAAGCTGGATCAGAAGTCGTCAATAAAGTGCGTTCTACTTGGGCAAAGGTTAAAGATCTCAAATTCTATTACTATAATGTCGGTGGCATGGACGTTGACGCAATGATCAAAGTTCTCAAGCGATTTTATTATGGAAAAGTTGGTCGTGGTAATCAAATGATTTTCTCATTCGATTATATTAAAACAACTTCTGAATCTGGCGGCGGCAAGAACGAATGGCAAGTTGTCGGTGAAATGGTAGATAAGTTCAAGAAGTGCATCCAAAAAGAAATTCTTCATGAAGGTGATCCTATCATTCCTATGATTACATCTGTGCAGTCAAATAGAAGCGGTATCACTAACAACCGTCAATCGCAAAATATTATTGACGATGAAAGTATCGTATCTCTATCAGATCGAATTACGCAGTTCTGTTCTCACATGTTTATTTTACGCAATAAAACTGCCGACGAAATTGAAAGTGAGGGTCGCAACTTTGGCACTCACAAAATAATCAATGTCAAAGCTCGACACCTCGGTAAAGATATTGCTGGCGCTGTTGAACCTGTTAGTATTGGCGATACTCTACGTAAAAATTTCATTAACCTTGAGTTTCATAACTTTTGCATTACTGAAAAAGGAGATCTTCGCGATATCGCTCGCGTAATGGAAGGCGGAGCAGATTTACAAGATAATGAATCAGATGACATCCCAGACTTCAATTGATCCTATCCATATCAAGCCTACCCTTGAAAAAATAGGGTATCGCTTAATTGATTGTGGTAATCATTGGCGAACCAAAGCTTTGTATCGTGGTGGTGATAATGATACTGCTGTCTGTGTTTATAAAAACACTGGAGTATGGACAGATTACGCACAAGGCAGTAAAAAGTTTCCATTTGAAAGATTAATTAAATTAACCTGTGGTTCTGATCCTAAAGTAATTAAAAAAATTCTATCATCAATCAACAAATCTGAAGAACACGTATATACCGTAAAACAAACAATCGAAATGGACGCAATCTATCCCGAATCAATGCTCAACAATCTGTTTCCAAACTTTTCTTTTTACAAAAAGAAAGGCTTGTCAGATGATACTTTAAATTTTTATAAAACTGGATTAGCACAGTCTGGAAAGATGTATCGTCGAATGGTATTTCCAATTTACAATGAGCATGGTCAAATCATTGGATTTAGCGGCAGAAAGATTGATTCTGATAATGATAAAGTTCCTAAATGGAAACATATTGGTAAAAGAAAAAACTGGATCTATCCAGCCTATATCCCCGCCGAAGAAACTGTTGATTCTATCATTCGTAAAACTGGCGAAGTAGTAATTGTAGAAAGCGTTGGTGATAGCATGGCTCTTTTTGAATCTGGCGTAAAGAATAGCTTGGTATCTTTCGGGCTAGGATGCCAATCTATCATGTTGTCGTATCTCAGCTCTTTTCCAGTAAAGAGAATTGTTATCGCTGGTAATAATGATTTGGATGGTGAGAATCACGGCTATCTAGGCTGTGTTAAAACGCTCTTGAATCTTCTTCCGTATTTTGATTTCAATTGTATTGAGATTAACCTTCCACCAGAATCACACAATGACTTCTCTGATGCATTTACTTCTGGAGTTGATTTAAAAAAATGGTACAATACCCCTGTAGACCGTTCTCAATTCATCAAGGAATTGATTACTTTTGTAGCAGCAAACAAGCAGAAATTTAAAGAAAAAGACCTGTCTATGCTAAGGAAGGTATTAAAATCCGTATGAGTGATCCAAAAAGTTCGTTATCCGCCAGTAGAATCAAGACGTTACAGTCTTGTAGTTGGATGTATTATGCTAAGTATGTTCTTGGCATTCCTGACAAATCTAACGATGGCGCAAATCGCGGCACTATCTGTCACTTAATATTTGAAGTTCTTGGCGATCCTCGTAGAAAAAAAATCTACAATAAAATCATTAAAACTCAAGATGTCTTTTCTGTTAAGTCTATCGAAAAACTAATATCTAAACATGCCAAAAGATTAGGCGTAGATGACAATGATAATATTGAGTTGATTAAAAAAATGACACTCAATGGCTTGATGTATGATTTCTTTGGCTTGTCGGCTGGAAAACCTTCTCTAGCTGTATCTGAGCAAGATTTCGAAATTGTAGTAAATGACGGAAAATTCAAATATAAAATCAAAGGCTTTATTGATAAGCTCTTTTTATATAAGAAACAAAAGTACGCTCTGATTCGAGACTTCAAAACGAGCAAAGAAACATTTAAAGGAAAAGATGTTAAAGATAATCTACAAGACTACATGTATAGTCTTGCCGTAAAGCATTTGTTTCCTGAGTATTCTAATAGAGAGAGTGAATTCTTATTTCTAAAGTTTGACTTAGATGACTCGAAAAACTCTGGCGTTATCAAAATGGCTACGATTTCAGATGACGACTTAGAGGGATTTGAATATCAGCTAACAGCCATTCAAGAATACCTCGACAACTTTTCCAAAGAAGATGCTTATTCTAATTTTGCATCGAAACAACCATTTCCAAAAGACAAGACGTTTAGTGGACCACTGCAATGCGGCTTCGCAAAATATCCCGATCAATTAAAAATTGACGGCACTCCTATGTGGGCGTGTTCTTGCAAGTGGGCTTTTGATTATTTTGCCGCTATTGATGAAAATGGAAAACAAATAAAATCATATTTTAATGAATCTGAAATACCCGAAGGTCAAAAATATGAAAAACGTAGGTATGATGGTTGCCCGATTTTCAATCGAAAGAGCGATTGTTAATA